AAAGGTGGCAGACTTGGCCAAAGCGTTCCCCGACAAGTGGGAAGCTATGGCAGAGAACACTGTGATGAAACGTTAGTGTGCCCTCGCTAACTCATCAAGTGTCGTACAGCAAGAACTAGCCCTCACGTTCTGCTGTACACTAGAAGCCCGGGTTGAGCTAGGATGTGCCCTCGTCCATAATTGCTCCCCGGGTTTCGTTTTCTTTTATTCCCACAAAACAAACCAGGGATTTATTTTCCAAAAGAGGTTGACAAGCCCCGCCAAAGAGTCTATAATACATAGTATATTAACTAAGAAGAGGGCAACAAATGACGCAACCAATGACAGTAACAAACTATGATATGTTCACTACCAAAGGCAACTGGATGGTGGACCGCATCGTACAAGCAGGTCGCAAGTTACGTATGAGCGACACAGATGAGCAAGTGTGGGCGTGGACACAGCACGAACTCCGCAAACTAGCAACAGCTGAAGAGTTCGGTGAAGCAACTGACACAGCAGTACGCGAGATTGTATATGATCGATTAGGGGTTGACTTAGACTAGAGTCGACTGTATACTGTAAGTAAGTTAAACAAACATAGAGGGCAATATGAAAAACTTAGAAGCATACGTAGAACAGAAGAACGCTTGGAACAAGATCTTCTCAATCAAAGCAATAACCTTTCCACTAACACAAGCAAACGCAAACGAACTGATGAACATGATTGGTTCAGAGCTGTCGCCGGAGAACCTACACTGTGATGGTGAAGCTTCGATCAGCCATGTGCGCAGCAAGCACAAGCAACTGACAGCCGTACACAAGCAGTTAGAACAGTACTGTTTGGACAACTGGTTAGACACTCCGGTGTTAGATTACTAAACAAAAAGGTTGACAGTATACGCATGAGAGCGTATACTGTAAGTACATTAACAAAACATATGAGGGCATCATAATATGAATACATTTACTCCAGAAGCAACACAAACAAAAGACCTTAACGATTACACAGTTGAGGACATACAGAACATCCTAGCACTAGCAAAGGCTGAAGCATACGGTGCGGCCCAAACACACATAGATGAGTATGGTGAACAGGCCTACTGTGGCTTTGCATGGGTTAACATACACGGCATTAAAGGCAACACCAAGCTGGGCAAGCGTATGAAAGCTGCAGGCCTAGACAAAGACTACTCAGGTGCATACTCAATATGGAACCCTAGTGCGCTAGGTACACAGTGTATGAGCACTAAAGAAGCAGGTGCAGAAGCATGTGCTAGAGTACTCAGTGCATATGGCTTTAGAGCATACGCAGGTAGTAGAGCAGACTAAGCTGCTGTTGAGACTCGTAGGGAGTCAGACTAACTTAGACTACAATGGAGAAGACGGAAAGGGAGTAGCAGCGATGTTACTCCTTTTTCTATTTTAAATTAAAAAAATAATCTTTCTCGAGAGGTGAGGGGGGTCGGGGTATATAATCTAACAAAAACAAATACTTAGCTTAGCCTTAATCCTCACACTTTTAAATCTATGGTGAGTAAAAATCACCACCTCACTTCTGTAAGTACTTGACCATAATTTTTTGCGCGGCAATTTTTTTTGGACACAGGACCCATTTCGGGCTAACAGCTACAGTCTCTCTTAAACATACTAGGTAGATGAAACACTGCCATCAACACATACATCACAGTCATGTCTTTAAGCAACTGTGGCTCTAGTGTGCATATGCTCACGGGTTGTAGTTCAGTGTATACTGCTAGTAGCAAGAACACAGGTGTTGCTGCTATTTGTAATAGTTTTATCATACTTGTATTTACGCTACACAAAAAAAATTACGCTAGAGCGTATAGCGAAAGCGTGTATGAGCATGCTCATACTCGAGCTGTAAAAAAGAACCTCTTAGCAGTGCGCTTACTATACGCACACGTTAAATAACTGTATGTACAAGTTACTACTACAGTTTGAACCAGTTACAAGCAAACGTGCTATTGATGCACTAGTATATGCACTGTCAATTGAATTATACACACAGCTGCGTATTAGTACTACTCAGCCTGCATACAACATACTAGAGTTTGAGTCAGAACAACACTGTACACTAGCTCAGTTGAAACTGTCTGGTAGCTCTAGGTATACACTTGTGCGTTTGTAAATAAGACTCATCTTTTAGTCGATCGTGTCGTACGGTGTATTGCATAGTGTTGCAATGTATCTGTCGTTGTGGTTGAGCAGTTTCTTTTTTTATATAGTGGATATGTATATTGATACTATGTTTAGTTAAGTACGTAGTTTAAGAGGCTAAAAATTGCTTAAAAATTTTCTGCGAAACGCTTCGCGCTATAGAAATCTGCGCCTACCGCTTCGCGGCTTCTTGGACTTCGGGGTGTCCTCTAAGTGCAAACAGCACAGCTTGTTTTGAGTCTTGGACATCCACATATACATCACAACGGCAGAATGCATCTTCTGGAAGTGTTTGTGAGTTTGATCTTATGTACACTAGTTCAAAGCCTGATTGGTTGCACTGAGCGTACAGTTCTTCACCTAGTTCACGTCTTACCCATATGTGTTCCATGTGCTTGTGTGCGTGTGTCCATTTGTACTCACATGAACCAAGATAGTAACGAACCATCACAGTGTGTACTCAAAGTTTTGTGCATACTTGTGTCTAGCAATCAATTGTGCTCCGTTGCGTATATGGAACTTCTCTGCCATTTCAGTTAGAGGGCTAAGAGTTACCAGTCGTGTCACAGGTGCGTTCTGTTTGATCCAGTCTTTTGTGCGTAGTATTATTTCTCTGCCACTGCCTCGTGCATAACTCCACACAGTGTATGCTACTGCAATATCACCATGTTGGCCGTCTTGACAAGCGGCTTGCGAAAAATACTCTAGTTCTTTCTCGTTTGATGGGACTTCGTTTGTATATGCTACACAAATTACTGCTGTGATATTTTCTTTATCGTCTCTAAGAACAAATACGTCTTTGCCCGGTTGTATTCTTTGGTCTGCAGGGATATGAGGACGTACTGGATCATCTTGACACAGTGCATACACTTGTTCAATTGTTTCTAGTTTGGTTAACATGCTGTTGCCATTCTCCCAGTGTATATAGTTTTTGTTCTGTTGTATGTATGTAGTCTGAATTATTTGAATGTTTGATCATTCCTGAACCAGCAACTACATCACCATCTCTGTATGCAAATGGTGTTTGTATGGTTATGTCTATGTACTCGCCGTAGTTTGTGCCCAGTGTGAGAAAGGTTACATAGCGTCCGTTCTTGCCGCGAAACACTCTGCCATTGGCTATTACGCCTGCAAACTCCACACGTTCTAGATAGTTTGCTCTCACACCACAGCCCGGTATAAATCCATGTTGCCACCAGCCGGGTTTGGTTTCAATGCCCTTGCGATGTGCTTCACATTGATAGACCCAACCTTTGTATGATCCTTGACAGTGTTTGAGATTGGCACGCCAAAATGCTTCTGGGTTGTGTGCTTTCTGATAGGCCAGTGCCCATATCAGTCTGCCTAGGTTTACAGCATGCGCTCTGCACAAACCAAAGCCACTTAGTTCTTGTAGTGCGGCCATTGCTTCTTGCTTTCTAGGATTGTTGCCCAATCGTTCTACAAATTCAAGTATGCGTTCATCATTCTTTTTGGCAAACGCTCGTCTATACATGTCAGCTTCATACATGTCAACACCGATGATGTTTGATATGATGTCAATGGCATCATCTTCGAATACCACTGAGTCTTGCACAGCTTCTCTACTCCAGTCTTGGAACATAGCTGCTTTTTGTCTGCCACTCATAGCAACAGGACGTATCATTGCTGTTGCAAACACACAGTCCTCCATACTGGTTGGTTTGATTGCTCTAAACAGTCTACGCATAGCAGGTGATTCACCTTGTGTTACACCTAGTACATCTCCCCGCGCCAACAGTTGGCTTGTGGCTTGATCTGTTCTTGGATAGTCTGCTAGTTCCGTGTTGGGATCTATCTCCATGAGTTGTGATAGTCCTCTATTTGCTAGTATGTCAACCTTGAGGTGTTCAAGGTCCTCTACTTCATGTTTGTCTAGTAGTATTTGATTGTCTTGTGATATTAGTGATTTTGGTAATTGCCTTGTAAACATTACGATGCCTCCACAGTGTTTTGATATTGCTCTTTTCTTTCCCATAAGTTTGCGTTCGATCCTTTTTGCTTCTTTTGGATCAACACCAACTGACTCGTATGAGAAGTTGCGTGGAAGATTACCTGTGGCACCAAGTCGCTTTGCAGCTTCTCGTCGTGCGCTCTTTTCTTTGTAGGTTACGTAGTTGCTCAGTCGAGCAGTCTTACCCGGCCATTTGCGGAATATCCTTTCCATGACTTCCGTCTGTCGATGATGTTCAAAGTCTATGTCCACGTCCGGCAGGTCGTCTCTCAAAGGGTTCATGAACCGTGCCACAGGTATGTTCCACTGTATAGGATCAACGTCGGTGATCCCTAGTAGATAGCATACAAGACTGCTCCCTGCAGATCCACGTGTCATATGTGTAAGATCTGTAGTTAGGTCAATGATGTCGCAAATTTGAATAAAGTAATCAGTGAATCGTTGGTTGAGAATGAGCTCAAATTCTTCCGCCAATCGATTTTGATATTCGTCTCCGGATGGGATAGGCCTTTTAAATCTATTGAGTAGCCTTTGTATGTTTTCTAAATCTGTTTCCATTTTAGCCTCTTTGCTTGTCTTGTTATGCCTAGTCGTTATTTCTAACGCAAGTTATTTAGCAAAGGAAACTATTCATCTCCAAGATTATTGATAAATTGTTTAAGTTTTGTTGAGTCTGTTTGAGCTCTAATTTTACCTACAGTATCTCCCGTACCAGGATCAGCATCTTCATCTTTACCTTCTATAGGTGTACCACTACTACGTTTGATCTGATCAAACACTGTTGACTTACGCTTATTAAACTCTTGATACTCTTCATCTTCGCCCAAGTCTCTAATACGCAAACTGTCTACGTCAAATTCTAAATCAATCTTTTGTCCTACACCACTACTACTTCTAGTTTTCATAAGTTGTATCTGATAGCGTCCACGCTCACGCATTGCTCTACTTGTAAAGATACCAATCAAGTTATCTGCTGTATTAATTTTACTAATACCACCCGATATGTGCGAGTGATCAAATTCAATCTCTTCTACACTGCTTCTGTTCAACTGCGATGCTGTAACAAAGATACACTGTAGTTCCATAGCCAAGTTACGCAGTTCTTCTGATACATACTTGTCTTTTACAAACAAGTTCTCTGCACTAATCTTAGCTGCAATAGGATGCATCAAGTCCAA